AACACAGGCAACGGGTCAGCGGCAACAAACACAGGCAACGGGTCAGCGGCAACAAACACAGGCGACTGGTCAGCGGCAACAAACACAGGCGACCGGTCAGCGGCAACAAACACAGGCGACTGGTCAGCGGCAACAAACACAGGCGACCGGTCAGCGGCAACAAACACAGGCAACGGGTCAGCGGCAACAAACACAGGCAACGGGTCAGCGGCAACAAACACAGGCGACTGGTCAGCGGCAACAAACACAGGCAACGGGTCAGCGGCAACAAACACAGGCAACGGGTCAGCGGCAACAAACACAGGCGACGGGTCAGCGGCAACAAACACAGGCGACGGGTCAGCGGCAACAAACACAGGCGACTGGTCAGCGGCGGAAGTGGCAAACGGCGGTTCTGTCGCGATAGTAACAGGCTGTAACTCTAAAGCAAAGGCGGGGCTCGGCTCTGCTATCGTTGTTGCGGAACGCGGCGATTGGAACGGTCAAACATATCCGCTGCTCAACATCGAAGCAGCAATAGTGGACGGAGAAAAAATCAAGGCTGATACCTGGTACACCCTTAAAAACGGCGAGTTTGTCGAATGCTGAGGAAGAGAGGATTACGCCATGTCGAAAATCACAGTCAAACAGGCGGCACGGCTTATGGACAAGAGTGAAATGTTCGTCCGAATAGGTTTACAGCGCGGAATACTGCCGATAGGCACGGCGATAAAGCTCAACGGGAAGCATTACACCTATTACATCAGCCCGAAGCTGTTCAAGGACTACACGGGCATAGACCCGAGCGAAGAAGAAAGGAAACAGACATGACGAAGGAAATTTTAACGGTCGGTATGAGTTTGCTGCTCGCTCTCGTCTTTGCGACGACGACGGTTCCCGAAGCTGTCGCGCCTGGAGCTGCACCGACAGAAGAACAGACCGAGCAAGTCCCCGAAAAACGCTACTATTTGACCGCAGACGAGCGAGAGCTTATATGCGAGGTTGTTATGGCTGAATCGGGAACAGAGCCTTACGCGGGCAAAATCGCAGTCTCACAGTGTATCTTGAATGCTTGCGAGCAAACAGGCAAAAGACCCGCCAAGATTGTGACCGAATACGGCTACACGGCACGCCGAGTGAAACCGAGCGCGGAAGTCGAAAAAGCTGTTTCAGCGGTTTTTGACGACGGCGAGACAGTAACCGACGCAGAGATTCTTTATTTTTATGCGCCTGAGCTTGTGAGCAGCGAATGGCACGAATCGCAGACCTATGTCTGCACGATAGGCGGGCACAGGTTTTTCGCCTAACTTAACAGAAAGAAAGGAAGAAAAGAAAATGCAGGAAAAATACATACCCTTATACAAAGACCTCTACACAACATTTGAGCTGGACGATAAACAAGGTCATATGTTAGCAATCGCAAAGCTGGCGGCTGATATCGCGCAAGACATTGTGGACTCCGTGACAGTTACTCCCCTCAGCGCTCCGGCAATTATAACGGCCTGTAAATTCGTCATAAAAGTTATTTCTGAGACTCCCGCTATTGCGTCAAGGGAACTCGATGCGCTCACGGACGCTATGCTCGCCGTAGTAGCCATGAACTCGACGGTCTATTCGGGCACAAGAATAAATAAGAACTTTGAGGAGATGCTTAAATGATACTGAAATTCGTGATTCAGACGGTGTTCGAAATCGCCCTCGTCGTACTTATCATCTATGGCTTTATCCGCGAGGACAAGCTCATCGCGTTCGAGGAGAGAATAACGTCGAAAATCAAAGAAAAGAGGAACCGCAGTGGGCGAATATAAGCGCGCAAAGATATGTTATAAGTGCAGATACCTATGCAGAATGTCAAGCAGAATGTTCAGCGGCGCGGACTAGGACGGCATGGCTTGTCACTATACCCTTTGGACTGATAAGTTCCGCGAGGTTAAGGCGACAGATACATATTGTCCGTATTTTCGTGCCAAAAAAAAGAAAGGAAAATTGTCCTGTGGGACAAGATGAAAGTTAATGAAAACATATGATGAATTTCTCGACGACAAGATAGAAGTCGCCAAAGAGAGCGGGTTCGAGATATCGCTCGACGAGATAAACGACGCACTCAAGCCCCACCAGAAGCTCGCCGTTCAATGGGCGGTTAGGGGTGGCAGGCGCGGACTGTTCGAGCGCTTCGGACTTGGTAAGACCGTGCAGGAGCTCGAGTTTTGTCGAATAGTCACAGACCACGAGGGCGGTCAAGCTCTTATCGTCTTGCCGCTCGGCGTGCGTCAAGAGTTCACCCGTGACGCAAGAGAGCTGTTGCATATCCCCGAGCCCGTATATGTCACCTGTATGGACGAGGTAAGAGCTTCAGACGCGCAAATCCTCATGACCAACTACGAGCGAGTCAGAGACGGAGACATAGACCCCAAATATTTCACGGCGGTCAGTCTCGATGAAGCGGCGGTGCTTCGCTCTTATGGCTCAAAAACCTATCAAACTTTTTTCCCGAAGTTCAAGGGAATTAAATATAAGCTTGTGGCGACCGCCACGCCGAGCCCAAACAGATATAAAGAGCTTATCCATTATGCCGGATTTCTCGACCTTATGGACACGGGACAGGCACTTACACGCTTTTTTAAGCGCGATTCAACAAAAGCTAACAACTTGCAGCTCTATCCGAGTATGGAGCGCGAATTCTGGTTGTGGGTTGCGTCGTGGGGGCTGTTTCTAAGCTCGCCCGCCGACCTTGGACTCGACGCGACAGGCTACGATTTACCGCCGTTTGAAGTCCGGACCCATGTCATAGACGACGACATGGAAAACTTGCCCGCCGACCGTGACGGACAGTTCAAGCTGTTGAGAGATACCGCAACATCGTTATCTGAGGCGGCACGGGAAAAAAGCTCAAGTATATTGGCGCGAGTAGCGAAAGCAAAAGAGCTGATAGACGAAGCAAGCCCCGACGAGCATTTTATTTTATGGCACGACCTCGAAGCGGAACGTCATGCGATTAAAAAGGCTATTCCCGAAGCTGTCGACATTTACGGCAGTATGGACTATGACGAACGTGAACGCCGCGTTATTGACTTCCAAGAGGGACGCACAAGGATATTCGCCACAAAGAAGAGTCTTTCCGGCTGCGGGTGCAATTTTCAGAAATATTGCCACCGTGCGATATTCGTCGGTATCGACTATGAGTTCAACGACTTTATTCAGGCGATTCACAGAATACACCGCTTCTTGCAGACCGAAAAGGTGATTATCGACATAATCTATACCCAAGCGGAAGAAGGAATCTGGGAAGCGCTCCGTGAGAAGTGGAAACGGCACGACGAATTAGCACAGAAGATGTCCGAAATCATCAAAAAATACGGCTTGTCATCTCCGCATATCGCCGAGCAATTGAAAAGAAGTAAAGGAGTGAAAAGAGTGGAAATCAAAAGAGAAAGGTTCACAGCCGTGAATAACGACTGCGTTGACGAGACACGAAAAATGCCCTCTGATAGCGTCGGACTGATTCACACGTCAATCCCATTCTCCAATCATTACGAATATACCCCGTCATATAACGACTTCGGGCATAACGCGACACCAGCCCTGTTTTTCAAACAAATGGACTATTTGACCCCTGAACTGCTTCGCGTGTTACAGCCCGGCAGAGTTTGCGCCGTTCATGTTAAAGACCGCGTTCTCTTCGGCAACGCGACGGGCACGGGCTTTCCGACGGTTGAACCGTTCCATGCGATGTGTATAAATCACTACCAAAAGCACGGCTTTCAGTATTTCGGCATGATAACGGTCTGTACAGATGTTGTCAGGGAAAACAATCAGACCCATCGTCTCGGCTGGACGGAGCAGTGCAAAGACGGCACGAAGATGGGCGTCGGCTGTCCTGAATATATCTTGCTTTTTCGCAAGCTTCCGAGCGATACAACGGACGGATATGCAGATGTTCCCGTCGCAAAAAGCAAAGACGACTATACCCGCGCCCAGTGGCAGATTGACGCGAACGGTTATCAGCGGTCAAGCGGGAACCGACTTGTCACCCGCGAGGAACTCAAGAACGCGCCCGTTCGAGTGCTCGAGAGAATGTATCGTCAATATTCCCGCGAAACGGTCTACGACTACGCCGACCACGTAAAACTCGCCAAAGAACTTGATGAAAAGGGGCATCTTCCCGCCACTTTCGCAGTGGTCTCGCCCGGCAGTTGGAGCGACGAGATATGGGACGATATCAACCGTATGCGCACACTCAACACAACGCAGAGCAGACGCCGTCAGAATCTTCATGTATGCCCGTTGCAGCTCGATATCGTGGAGCGGGTAATAAACAGATATTCCAACAAAAACGACCTTGTATATGACCCGTTCGGCGGTCTTATGACCGTTCCGTATATGGCGGTTAAAATGGGGCGCAGGGGCTACGGCTGCGAACTTAACCCCGACTATTTCCGCGATGGCGTGGGCTATCTCGAAGCGGCAGAAGCACAGATAGGCGCACCGACGCTATTTGACTTATTGGAGGGAGCTTAATGGGCTGGGAAAAGGGACTGTCGGAACTCGATATAGCTACTATCAAAAACTTTCGAGTGAAACAGCAATGGAGCTACTCAAAGAAGGTTCAGCACGCCCGAGATGTCGCTCTTGATTTCATCGAAGAATGCAAAGCACGCGGACTTAACTACCACGTGTCCGTTGGCGGACTCGACAGTATAACGCTTTTGCTGTTTTTAAGAGACATAGGGATAGACTGCCCCGCAGTTAGCGTGTCGAGTTTAGAAGATAAGTCAATTCAACTGATTCACAAGCAACTTGGAGTAGAATGCTTGAAGCCTGCCATGCGCGAGGACGGCACAAGGTGGACGAAAGTTCAAGTCTTGCAAGAATTTGGATTCCCGGTGCTCTCAAAAGAAAAAGCGAACAAAATTTCTCTGCTTCAAAATCCAACGGAAGAGAATCGAACTGTAAGACACGCCATTATCACGGGAGAAACCGGGGAGTACGGCGGGAACCGAACCGGTAGCCGAATGAAACTACCGCAGCGGTGGCTTGAACTGTTTGGCGGATATGAAAACGAGAACGAAAATGTGAATTATCGCAAACCTGATTTTCTCGTTTCAGATAAGTGCTGTTATTACCTAAAAGAAAAGCCTTGCGACGACTGGGCAAAAGAACACAACAGCGTTCCTTTTCTCGGGCTTATGGCTTCTGAGGGCGGACGCAGAGAAAAATCTCTCATGCTTAACGGATGCAACTACTTCGGCAAAACCTCAATTAGGTCATGCCCGTTTGCAATTTTCGAACGGCAAGATATTCTCCGCCTTGCGCTCGATTTGAGCGTTCCGGTTCCTGCAATATATGGCGAGATAAAATCAAAAAGCCAAGCATGGGATGGGGACATTGGAGAGCTTTATACAACCGGTGCGCAAAGAACAGGTTGTAGTATGTGCGGTTTTGGAATACAACTCGAGAAGCGTCCCCATCGCTTCGACCGCTTGCGCGAACGAAACGAAAAAGAATGGGAGTTCTGGATGTACAAGTGTGTCACGAATCCAGCGACAGGAGAAAAGTTTGGCTGGGGACATGTACTTGATTACATAGGCGTTGAATGGGAGAACCGATATGTGGATTGGAACTCTCGGCAGATGAATTTATTTGAAACAGAAAGGAGCCAAAAAAAATGAAACTGACCTGTAATACATACGACCTCAAGGCGGCTTGCGCCAAAGCCGCGAGAGTTATCGACAAATCGCCGTCTCCGGCTACAAATGGACTATTGCTCTCGGCAGAAAGTGGAGTCCTGACCGTGACGGGATATAATCTCACGATTGGGATATCCGTCAAAATCCCCGCGATGATAGAGATTCCCGGAGCGATAATCGCGGACGCGAAGATTCTGACAAACGCGGCGGGCAAGTTCCAAAAGTTCGAGACGGCACTATCAACGGACGAAGATGTTCTTATCGTTCAGAACGGGCGCTCGAAGCTCAAGGTCAAGGGAATACCTTGGGAACAGTACCCCGCGTTACCGACGACTGAGAACGGCGTGACCTGTTGCGTTAACGGTGAGAAGTTAGTCAAGCTGATTAAAAAGACGGTCTTTTGCGCGGATGAAGATAAGGGTGTGAGAATGACTATATCGAGCGAGCTTAAACTCTGCGCGACAGACGGCTTTACGCTCGCGGAATCAAGTATACCGCTCAGCAAGGCGGTTGACGAGAGAACGGCAATGATACCTCCGAAAGCACTTTCAGAGCTTTTAGACGCGACGGACGCAGTGGAAATATCTATCTCCGAAAAACACATTGTTGCCCGAACTCGTGATTATACGTTATTTTCAAGGCTGATGTCAACTTCGTGGGAAATCGATGTTGCAAGGGTCATACCCAATGACACAGCTTTAGTAGAGACTGATTTTAAGTCGCTTATGGCGGCTTGCGAGAGAGTACAGATTCTTGCGAGCACAGAGACACAGCCCGTTAAGATGTCATTCTCAAGCGACGGAATAGAGCTCTCCGTCAAGGCAACGATAGGCAGTGCCAACGATTCTGTTGCGGCGCAGACAAAAGCCGATTTAACGCTCGGCGTCAACGCTAAATACCTTTTTAACGTCTTAAAAGCGGCTGAAACCGATAGGTTTTTGGTAAGCTCGCCAGTTTCGCCGATGGTTTTCAAGGACGAAATGAGCACGTACATTCTTCTGCCTGTTAGGCTCAGAAGATAGAAAGGAGCTGCAAATGCTAATTTGTGATGATTGCAAGCGAGTTTTTGAGTACCCCGACGGTGTGAGAGAAAAGGTCGGCGAATATTGCGGACAGCCCGCATATCAAACTTTAGACGTTTGCCCGTTCTGCCACAGCGACAGTATAAGCGAAGCCGTTAAGTGTGAAGTTTGCGGCGAATATTATACTCGCGACGAGATGGACGGCGATGTTTGCGACGGTTGCCTGTATACATATCGCTTTGACCTTGACACTTGCGAGAAGTTTTGCGAAAGCGACAACTGTTCAAGTTCAGTCGAAATCAGTGACCTTGTGGTATCACTGTTGAGCGAAGCCGAAATAAACGAAATTTTAATAAATCACCTAAAAGAAGCCGACAAAATAAGCCGCGTTGACTGCAAACCTTTCATCGACGAGGACAAAGAATGGTTCGGCGAAAAAGTAAAGGAGCTGTAAAAAAATGAGCAATTACTTTTGCGAATTAAATAACGTCAACGTAAACGAGCATACGGAAAAAAAGAACAACTTAACCTACCTTTCGTGGGCGTGGGCGTGGGGCGAAATAAAGAAAAAACACCCTGACGCGGCGTATACGATATATGAAAATGCCGACGGCTGGAACTACCACACCGACGGGCGCACCTGCTGGGTAAAGACTGGAGTAACCGTCAACGGAATCGAGCACATAGAATATCTGCCCGTTATGGACTATAAGAACAAGTCAATCCCAGTTGAAAATGTCACATCATATGACGTCAACAAATCAATTCAGCGGTCGCTGACAAAGGCGTGTGCTCGGCACGGCTTGGGCTTGTACATATACGCGGGCGAAGATTTGCCCGAAGAACATGAAAACGCAACAAAAAAGCCTAAAGCAGACAGCTCAGCCGAAAAGATTGACCGCAAAGCTCTAAATCTTACGATAACCGCCCTAATGAGCGAGTTTGGAGAGCTCAGAGGGAAAAGCATAGGCGAAGTGGAAAACGCGCTTATGCGCCAAATTTCAGCCCCTGACGGCGCGTCTCTCGAAACTATAACCGACAATCTTGCGTCAACGGCGAAAATTCAAATGGCTATGTGGCTTAAAGCGGCAAAGGAGCAGTCATGACAATCGAAAAAGCTGATTGGCTGTTAGAATCTGACGGATTCTATCTCAAACTCAAGGTCAAGAACCGCGAAGAAGGTCAGCGCATAGTGGCAGAGATTAATTCTGCGGACAAGCCCTATGAGTTGACCGTCGAGAAGAAAAAGCGCAAGCGCAGTCTCGACGCGAACGCCTATTGCTGGGTGCTCATCAGCAAGCTCGCCGCAAAGCTGCACTTGCCGATGTCGGAAATATATCAAAGTGCAATAAAGGAAATCGGCGATAACTTTGAGACCGTCTGCGTGCAGAACAAGGCGGTCGACAAGCTCCGCGACGGCTGGGAGCACAACGGCTTGGGTTGGTTGACAGTCACACTCCCGTCAAAAATCCCAGATTGCACTTGTATACAGCTCTATTATGGTTCGTCAGTCTATGACACCGTTCAAATGTCACGGCTGATTGACAACATTGTGCAAGAGTGCAAAACGCAGGGCATAGAGACGATGACACCGGAAGAGCTCGAACGATTAAAGGAGGCGTGGAAATGAGGTCGATTCTTCAAGCGGATGAAGATGTTTGCTTTCTCTGTGGCAGGTCGGGCGCACCTATGGACTGGCACCACTGCTTCGGAGGCTCGGCACGACACGCGAGCGAGGCGTACGGCTTGAAAGTCCGTCTCTGTCATATGGGTTGCCATATGTATGGTGATAAAGCCGTACACAACAATCAAGATACAATGGACTACATACACCGATACGCGCAAGAAGCAGCAATGAAATATTACGGCTGGGATATAGACGACTTTATTCGCCTATTCGGGAAAAATTACATTTAAGGAGGGCTAAAAAATGGAGAAGCGTAACTGTTTTGCTTATGGCTCAGCAACAGATAACGGTTGCAAAGCATTAATAAAGCGCGAGTGCGACAAATGCAAGTTTTACAAGACGGCAAGCGACGACGCAATCGAAAAACTTAAATGCGAGCTCAGAATCCGCCGCATATACGGAATGTCAACAAAAGATTTTTTAAACAGCAGGAGGTCAAACAATGATTAACAGCGTAATTCTCATGGGCAGATTGACAGCAGACCCCGAACTCAGACAGACTCAGAACGGCAGGGTGGTAACATCGTTTACCGTAGCCGTCGCCCGCAGATTTCAGCGCGAACAGACCGATTTTATCAATGTTGTCACGTGGGAACGGACAGCCGAGTTTGTAGAAAAGTATTTCAAAAAAGGTGCAATGATAGCGCTTCGCGGCAGCATTCAGCAGCGCAACTATGAGGACAAAAACGGCAACAAGCGCACCGCATTTGAAGTTGTAGCAGACGAGGTCAGCTTCTGCGGGTCAAAGGCGGACAAACCGCAGACCCCGAGCAACGACGATTTCGAGGAAATACCCATAAGCGACGACTTGCCGTTCTGAGGTGGATTATGAACATACTCGATTATATCCCGAAAGGGAAAGAAAACGCAGTCACCCGCGAAGCCCTCTGCATTTATACGGGGCTCGACGACCGAACCGTTCGCAAGCTGATAGAGCTTGCAAGGGACGGCGGAGCGCCTATTCTTTCATCGTCGCATAGTGTCGGATATTGGCTTTCCGACAACATTGTCGAGATTAAAGCTTTCCTCAATGAGACAGACCGCCGTTGCAAGAGTATGTCACGCAGGGTGCAAGGGCTCAGACGCTATGTAGCGGAGCGCGAGGGATTCTATACCGTTCCCGTACAAGCCCATTTTCGAAAGATTAAAAGGAGCTGAGACAATGGCGGAGCGAAGAATGTTTGCAAAAACGATTATTGACAGCGACGCTTTTCTCGATATGCCAATGAGCGCAAGATTGCTATATTACGACCTCGCAATGCGGGCGGATGATGACGGATTTATAAACTCGCCAAAGAAAATAATGCGATTTGTCGGAGCAAGTATAGACGACCTCAACATACTCGCAATACGCAAGTTTATTATTCCGTTCGATAATGGCGTTGTAGTAATAAAGCACTGGCGGATTCACAATTATATTCGCAAAGACACATATAAAGAAACAGCTTATACTTCCGAAAAATCGCTTTTGGAAGAAGACAGAAATCACGCATACCGCCTGATTAATAGCGACAAAACGGCGCTCTGTCAACCGTCCGTCAACGAACCGTCAACGAACCGTCAACGAACCGTTGACGCAGGTAAGGATAGGATAGGTAAGGATAGGATAGGTAAGGATAGAGATATTATGCCGCAAGCGGCAAACACCCGCCACAAATACGGCGAATATCAAAATGTCCTACTGTCTGACGAAGACCTTGAAAAGCTCAAAAAAGAGTTTCTTGACTGGTCTGACAGAATCGAACGCTTGAGCGCGTATATGGCAAGCACGGGCAAGAGCTATAAAAACCACCTTGCGACGATTCGGAACTGGGCGCGGCGTGATAGCAGGACTCCGACCGCAGATGTCAAGCCGACCGGGCAAGCGTCGTATGATTTGACGGAGTTCGAACGAGCTGCGGCACAAAAGCCGATAGTGTACAAGAGAAAAAACAATGATTAATTCAACGCCCGGGCGAAAGTCCGGGCAGAAAGGGAAAATTATGGATTGTAACAAAACAACAAACTTTCTTGCCGAACTCAAAAGACTTTGTGACTCAACGCGATAGGTGCATGGCTAATGCGGCTAACAAAGAGAAATGCCCGATGTTTGGGTTTTGCGAGGACGCGCTTACAAGAATCGGTATCAAAGATGCTACAAAGTTAATTGAGGCTATACAAAAATGGAGCGACGAACACCCAAAAAAAACATACGCGCAGGACTTTTTTGAAAAATTTCCAAATGCGCCAAAGGACAAATCGGCTAAAAGCGAGTATCCTCATGCGTGTAGAAATATGACATACGGCGGAGGGTGTCCAAAGATAGAATCGAGGATAGACTGCTGCTATGAATGCTGGAACGAACCTATGAATGACGAATAAAACCCGAAAGGAGCTTAACAAAATGAAGATTGTTTTAGATAAAGACGCATACAAGCCCTGCAAGGCACACCCCGAAGATGCAGGGTTTGACCTCATGGCAAGAGAGGGACAGATAGTCCCGGCACAGGGTAGCGCGATATTTGACATTGGTGTACATATCGAGATACCGAGTGGTTTCGTCGGATTCCTCAAAAGCAAGAGCGGACTTAATGTCAGACACGGCATAACGAGCGAGGGCGTTATTGACGCGGGTTATACAGGCAGTATTTGCGTCAAGCTGTACAATAACACCCAGATTCCCTACATGGTCGAAAAGGGCGACAAGATATCGCAGCTCGTCATTTTGCCGATTTGCAGCGATGAGCTTGAAGTCGTCGATAGTCTTGACGAAACGGCACGGGGTAACAGCGGATTCGGTTCGAGCGGGAGGTGAAGAAGATGGATTGCAACAAATCGGTGACGAAGAGCGGAACGCCGATTAAGCTTTTACTGGGCGGTAGCCCCTGTACAAAGTGGAGTATAGCACAGAAAAACGGACGCGAAGTTCTGCCGGAGGGTATAGGTTGGGAGCTGTTTGAGAACTATCGAATAGCGAAAGAGAAATTCCAGCCCGACTTCTTTCTTTACGAAAATAACAAATCGGCGGCTCAGCCCATAAAAGACGCGATTTACTCTGCTCTTGGAGGGGGCAAAGACTCATCAGTTCGGCTTACACACATAGACAGCGCGTTGGTTTCGGCGCAACATCGTCAGAGGTTTTACGTTACAAATTTTGGTGACATAGAACAGCCGGAAGATAGAGGAATCTTGTTACGCGATGTGCTTGAGACTGGCTGGACTACCGACCGGGATAAATCGAGAACTATTTTGAGTTCTATTGGGCGAACAACCACAAAGGAATATTTCGGGCACTCGCAAAACACAATGGTTTATTATCAGCTTGAATCGGTTGTACCAATCAACACGACCGCCGACGGCAAAGCAAGGACTGTTAAGGCTCAATATCATCATAGCTCTATGGCTAACTTTGTTACAAATGGAGGTTATCCCGCAACTGCGGTTGCAACGCCGATACGCATAGGAACTATAGAGAGCAATGTAAAGAATAAGTCGCACGACAGCAAACAATATCGTGTGTATAGTCCCGACGGAAAGGCAACTACACTGTGCGGCCAAGGCGGCGGAGTCGGCGCAAAAACTGGATTGTATGCTGTTCCTGTTGGCGGTAAAGGAAAGGAACTCCCCGTTTATGAGGTTAGAGACGGGCTTATAACTATCAAGGACAAACAATACCCGGACACGGGTCTTGAGTACCCTGAAATTAGGGAGTTCGTTAAGACCTTTGACAATGTGACATGGCTCAGACCTGAAATGAATTTTCACGAAGTAGTGACAAAGTACGGCTATCCAATGATAAGCAAAGAAGTGTCTCTACACATCTCCGTGGCGCGTAGGTGCCCGAACGGAAAAACGGCAATGAAATTTATCGCCAACAATCCTCACGATGCTAAATATGGTGGACGATATTCGGTTGTTAAATGGAACAAGCTAATCGGTTTCAAAATCCCCATAAGCAACAAATGTTGTGATGTTATGAAAAAAAAGCCTGTAAAAAAATACGAGAAGGCGAGTGGAAATAAGGCTATACTTGCGACTATGGCAATCGAGAGCGAGGCGAGAAAAACCGCTTGGATGGTAAACGGTTGCAATGCTTTTGATGCTAAACGCCCCACCTCTCAACCTATGTCGTTTTGGACAGAGCAGGATGTGCTTGAATACATACGTCGATTTAACATTCCACATGCTTCTGTCTACGGCGACATCGTCGAAGAAAACGGCGAGCTTAGGACTACGGGTTGCCAGAGAACTGGCTGTGTTTTCTGCGGATTCGGATTGCACCTTGAAAAAGAGCCAACAAGGTTCCAGAGGCTCAAGGAAACACACCCGAAACTCTATAATTACTGTTTGAACGGCGGAAAGTACGACGACGAGGGTTTATGGAGACCTACGAAAGACGGGCTTGGTATGCGTCACGTGTTTGACGAGTTAAACCGTCTGTATGGCGACGGATTTATAAAATATGAATAAGGAGGTAACAACAACGGCTAATGCAGACAGATGTGTTTGCTGCGGCGCGATAGTCCCCGAAGGTCGGCAAATATGCCCGCACTGCGAGCGCAAAAGATACATCTACACTATTCCTGATATACCGCCGTCGTTAAACAAGTTCGCTGGGCGCGAGAATGTATGGGCTTATAGAGCGGAAAAAAAGCAGTGGGAAGCTCTTTGCGTGGTGTACTGCCGACCGAAGCCCGACATTCCGATTAAAAAGTGTGTTGTCAGAATTACATACTTTTTTCGGACAAGGCAGCGGCACGACCCCGACAATTACAACGGCAAGTTTATCCTCGATGGCTTGCGGGAAGCCGGAATAATTGAAGATGACAGCTTTTCAAACGTCGAGCTTCAGCTCTGCGGGAGCTATGACAAAGAAAACCCGAGAACAGAGATAGAGGTGATATTATGACCGTTCCCGAATACGTCAACCGAATAAAGCACCTTGACAATGAGTTGTCATTCAAACAGCGTCAGAAATCGGAGCTGTTTGATATGTTGGTATCAATTACCGCCCCGCCGTCCGAGCCGGTGCAGAAGACAGCAGAGGACAAAATGAGCAGCTTAATATCTCAATATGTCGATTTAGGCAACGAAATCATAGAGATATACCAGAAAAAATTCGCCGCTGAAAACGAGTTTCAAGCTCTTGTGAGTCAACTCCCGCCGCAGTGGGAAGAATTCCTGCTTTTGAGGCACCTCAGCAGGATGAGCTTTGAAGACATTGCAGAAGAGATGGGATATTCCCGAGAGTGGTGTTGGAAAACGAACAAGAAAGCTTGTGCGGCACTTGAAGAACTCCTCAACGCTAAAAGTGTACAGTAAAATACTGTAAAATACAGAGAAATACAGTTCGCAGTTATGGTATTATATATGCGTAGAGGTGGACGGGATATGGCAGCTCTCGGACATTGATACAATTTCCATTCTCTTTTCCATTTTTCATTTTTCTTTTTTTATCTCCTTTCCCCGCCTCGCCCTGCGGCGGGTACAATAGCAGGGCTTTTTGCGGAACTTTCAGGCGATATGCGCATAAGTGCATCAAAGGTTCGAGTCCTTTGTTCCGCCTAAAAAAGCCCGTGTGTACAGCGGGGACGTGTGGGTTACGCCACAAGCTCGGTACGTCAGACCATCCGCACCTCTCAACGATGTGTCCCAGTGGTGTCAAATCCGAGTATCTGCATCCTTGGCTCAATGGTAGAGCGGCTGCCTTGTAAGCAGCGGGTTGCGTGTTCGAATCACGCAGGGTGCTCCAAAATCCAAGCGCGAGGAAGCGCGAGAAGTTAAGTATCGGGTTGCCTGAGTGCTCGGCGGCGGCTTGTTAAGCCGCAGAAATCCCGATGGCTAACGAAAAGACGTGACTTGGATTTTAACTTAGGTTATCAAAAGGCTCATTCGCCTTTATATAAGTTAGTTCCTTCCCGTTGGTTGTCGGTGGTTATTCGGTTGTCGGATAGCCGCCGACAGCACTTTGTTATGGTGATATTATGGAAATAACCACAAAAAAAGTAAAAGACTTAAAGCCGTATGAGCGCAACCCGCGCAGAAATGACGAAGCGGTGGAGTATGTCACCGAAAGTATAGAGCAGTTCGGATTCAAAGTGCCTATCGTGATAGAAAGAGACGGCACAGTTATATGCGGACATACAAGACTCAAGGCGGCTAAACAGCTCAAGCTCAAAGAAGTTCCTTGCATTGTTGCCGATGACCTCGACGACGAGCAGATAAAAGCGTTTAGGCTTGCGGACAACAAAGTCGCGGAAAAAGCGGAATGGGACTTCGGTTTTCTCGACAAGGAACTCGGCGGCATATTCAACTTTGATATGGGTAAGTTCGGGTTTAACTTCATGCCGCCCGAAGTCAAGCAAAAGAACAAGCTCGAGACGAAAACGCGCAAAGCAAATATTTTAAATCTCGAATGGGCACAGTTTACAGGCGTTGGGAAATATGACATACCCGAGATACAGCCCGTATATCAGCTCCCGGAGGTCGCAGATTGGATTCCGTTCGATTTCGTGTTAAGTGACAAGCGCAGCGCGGAAGAGAAAAGCAAAACAGGAGTTCATTTTTTCCGAGATGATTATAAATTCGAGAGAATCTGGAACACTCCGGAAAAGTATATTGAGCGATTAGCTGAATATGCTTGCGTTCTGTCTCCCGACTTTTCACCATATGGCGATATGCCTATGGCAACACAGATATTCAATCATTACCGTAAACACTGGGTAGCGGTCTATATGCAGGAATGCGGGTTGACCGTTATCCCGACTATCAGAGCGAGCACTGATGAGCGCTCTTTCGATTGGTATTTGGACGGCGAACCAAAGCATAGCATTGTTGCCATATCAACAATGTGGGTAAAAGAAAGCACAGAAACTTTCCCGATTTGGGAGCGAGAATATCAGACAATGATTGATGCTTTGCACCCCCAGAAGATTTTTATTTACGGAAAGATACCGAGCAATGTAAAGCACGAGAATATCGAGCGTATAGAAAAATTTTCAGAAAAAAGGTGGAGCGGAGTTGATTTATAAAAATTTTTGAGGTAGAATAATTATGCCGAAAGGAAATCGCGGTGGCAAAAACGGAAAAACGACCGGATATTATAAAACAGTCGGAGAGTTTGACGGAGCTGAAATAATTACCCCAATAGCGGGGAGAAGCGGCTCTTTGCCGAGAATGTCAAATAGCCCGAATGCGATATATATTTTCAAGAATGCAAAAGGGCAAATGAAGAGCTTGGGGACATACAACGACAAAAGAGAAATTGAAAAAGAATTTAATATTGACCACGGTCATAAGGATAGGAAAGAAAATAAGATTGTCAGAAATCTTAAAAAAGGCGTAGCTCATGTACATATCATCCGGGGCGGCAGAAACAGCAATACGCGATACATGGTAAAAAAAGAGATAAAGAAATATGGCAAATACATCGAATTTATAGGAGGGAAAACCGTTGAATAGAGAAGAGTTTCTTAAAGATTACAACGAACCGTTAATGCAGGCAGTAGAGTTTATATACAAAGGAAAAATATATAGCGCACAGGGATTTTGGGCAGTCGTTGCTTATGCTGATGCTTCCGATGAAGATGGAGAAATTATAAGTAACGGCATTCTACGTACAAAAGAGGAAGCGTTGTATGACAAAGCTTTTGACGGTGGTACAAAGGCTTTGATAGACATAATAGAAGAAATCGAGGATGTTGATTTTTCCTTTTAATGTTGACGAAAGCTGAATATTTTATATTTGCCGTTGGCTGAGTTCAGTCGGCGGTATTTTTATACCTAAAACGATTAAAAGAGAGGTGGTGGCATGGCTAAACAGACGGATTTCGCGGGCAAAAGGCACACTTTAACACTGGAAGACCAGAGGAAGGGCGGAAAGCGTTCAGGTGAAGTGCGTCGAGACTTGAGAGATACCCGAGAATTAGTAAGAAGAGCTATGTCAATGTACCTCAACAGCGACGACCCCGCGGAGGTTAATTATATCAGCGATATAACTGACAAAAAAAACATATCAGCCAAAGAAGCAATGATATTCGCGCAGCTCAATCGGGCTATGAACGGCGATACAATAGCGTTTAAAGCTTTAATGGAGCTTGCCGCCGAGAATGGCGGTCAGCAGCAGAGCGACATATCGGAGCTTTACAAGGCACTGGACGGTGACGGCGAATGAAAATAACAACACTGTCGCCGAAGCAAAAAGAGATTTTGCGCTGGTGTCACGGCAAGGATAAAGACAAATATGACGCTATTATATGCGACGGTGCAGTCCGTTCAGGCAAGACCGTCTGCATGATTCTGTCGTTCATCCATTGGGCTATGCGGTATTTTGACGGGCAGACGTTCGCTATATGCGGCAAGACCGTCCAATCGGCAGAGCGTAACATAATAACGCCGCTGCTCGGAATGACCGATTTAACGGCTTATTTCGAGCTCAATTATAAGCGGTCAAACAAGCTGTTGACCGTGCGCGGCGGCGACAAAACAAATTTTTTTTATGTGTTCGGCGGCAGAGACGAGAGCTCAGCGGGACTGATTCAGGGCTTGACGCTTGCGGGGGTACTGTTGGACGAGGTCGCGCTTATGCCCCGCTCGTTCGTGGAGCAAGCCCTTGCGCGATGTTCGGTATCGGGCTCCAAGCTGTGGTTTAACTGCAATCCCGACAGCCCGGCACATTGGTTCTATGAAGAGTGGGTAACAAAGCCCGAAGAGAAGCGCGTTTATCATATTCACTTTTTGTTGACCGATAACCCGTCACTTACCGACGAGATAAGAGAGCGATATTTCAGGTTGTACCCGTCGGGCGTATTTTATCAGCGGTTTATTTTGGGCTTATGGGTAGCGGCAGATGGGCTTGTTTACGATGTCGATGTCAACACCTTAATCGATGATACCGTCCCGGAACAGGGGCGTTATTTTATTTCTATCGACTATGGTACCTTGAATCCGTTCTCGGCGGGTCTGTGGTGCTTGAGCGGCAAGACTGCAACGAGAATAAAAGAGTTTTATTATGACGGGCGCAAGCGGCAAAGACAGTTGACCGACGAGGAATATTATAAAGCGGTCGAAGAACTCGCCGAGGGCTATGACATTGAGCGAATAATTGTTGACCCGTCAGCGGCGAGCTTTATAACCTGTATCAGGAAACACGGCAGATTTTCCGTGCGAAAAGCTAAGAACGACGTAATTGACGGAATCCGAGTCACTTCTGAAATGGTCAAAGGCGGCGTTATAAAAATAAATTCGAGCTGTCAGGGAATCTCGAAAGAGTTCGGCATGTATCGCTGGGATGATAAATCGACGGTCGATAAGGTCGTTAAAGAATACGACCATGCAATGGATGATATGCGATATTTTTGTTATACGGTATTAAGGCGGGAGCTCCGCTGGATGGGGTATAAGGGGGACAACGATGACAAGGATAAAACGGTGGATATGCGATAAGTATCTGCCCTCATACGCCAAAGAGAGCATGAAAGAAGAGCTCCGGAGCTTGAATCTTGAGGTAGACAAACTGACGCGCGAGAACGAGCGTTTGAGGGCGTATATCGCAGGGCTTGAGCGCGGCGTTAGGTCACTAAAAAAGATAGTAATAAACAATGCGGAGGGCAATAGATGAGCGTTATATCTGCACTGCTGAATTGCAGTAAAACATATAATTTCGGCGATGCGTTCGGGGTCGAAGATATCACGACAAACGAGATGAAATCGGCTATAAAAAAGTGGTTGGAGATGTATTTTGACCACTTCGGCGACGATTACGACGACTGTCAGCGGTTGCCCGTTCTTGTCGTCAATAAGCTCACAAAGACAACATTCTCGGAGTATGAGACAAGCTCAGACAACGAATTTGCTGAGAAGGTTCTTGACGAGCTGGAAGAGATACGGCGCGATGCATTTCAGCAGGCGTTAATTTCGGGCGAGTGTTTGATAAAGCCTGTTCCGACTGCGGACGGCTTTTATTTTGTGCCAATTAGGAGAGATTGTTTTATTCCGCTCGAACGCAACGAGCGCAACGAATTGACGAGCGTCGGCACGGCTGAAACAACGATAGAGGACGGACGATATTATACACTGCTCGAGCGCAGGACGGCGGGCAAGACTTTAAGAATCGAAACTAGACTCTATCGGTCGAGCGACTCGGGAACGTTGGGCGTTGAAGTCCCTCTGAACACCCTCGAAAAGTATGCAGAGCTTGAGCCTGAGATTGATATACCGATAGAGGGGCTCGGGCTTGTATCGCTGAAAACACCGCTATATAACACGGTTGACGGTTCAGCGGACGGAGTTTCAATTTATGCGCCCGCAGCTCAACTCATCGACAGGATAAACCGCAATGAGTGGCAGCTTTCCCGTGAATTTGAACTAGGCAGGGCGCGGATAATGGTTCCCGAAGACCTCACCCGGCAGAAGCCCGGCGAGAACGGAAATACGAAGACGCGCAGTCTCGAAGATGATATCTTTACCGCTTTCAACGAAGACCCGCAGGACTTCGGAGTGACTATCTTCTCGCCCGCTTTCCGAGAGCAGAGCTATCTTACAAGGAAGACCGAATATCTGCGGAATATTGAAAGCCTCATCGGATTTAAGCGCGGCATATTGTCGGATGTTCAGGAAGCCGAACGAACGGCAACGGAGATAACATCTTCTGACGGCGATTACAACCTTACGATAATCGACTTGCAAAACATCTGGACGAACGCCGTCAAAAAGCTGTTGCCCTTATGTGCTAAGCTCGGCGACATATACAAAGTTGAGGGAAGCGCACCTATTGACCCCGACGAGGTAACACTTGACTATGGCGACGGTGTTCTCTATAACCGCAACAAGACGTGGAATGAGTACTGTACTATGGTGCAGATGGGACTTATTAAGCCGGAGATAGCTGTTGCGTGGTATTTTGAGCTGCCGTGGGACACTCCCGAAGCGATTAAATATATACGTGATAACTATATGCCCGAGATAGAGAGCATGACGGCAGGAGTTGAGTAACTATGCTACCGCCAGACAGCATTGACGCATTGAGAATACTCGCGATGCAAATAACAGACCCGATGACCGATTTCTTGTTACGGGATATTGCCCGCAGAGTAGCCGAAGCGGGGCAGATAACCTCTACGGCAGGGTATCAAATTTGGAAGATACAAGAGCTCGGGACAAGTCAAAAAGAAGTCAAGAAAAAGCTCGCCGAACTATTGAATGTATCTCTCGACGAGATAGATGAGATATTTGAACGCGCGGCAGAGGAAGGCTATAAATTCGATTTGTCAAAGTTGCCGACCGTTGAAGGCGTTCCGTTCGAGGAAAACGAGAGCTTGATACAGATAGTCAGGACGGCCGTTGAGCTCGCGCAGGACGGCTTTAAAAACATAACTCAGACGATAGGCATGATAAGCCCATACGGGCAGAGATTGCCCTTGTATGACGCATATAATGCCTATTGTGACTATGCCTTTAAGCAGGTTTTCACGGGTGCTACGGATTATAATACAGCAGTTGAAACGGCTTGCAGAAACCTATATCGGAACGGACTTGTCACTGTCGATTATGCGAGCGGCGCGAAAGCGTCGATAGAAACGGCGGTCAGACGTAACATTATGGGCGGGCTCGGGCTGATGCAGGAAAAAATCAGCGAACAAAATCACGAGAAGTACGGCGCGGACGGCTGGGAAATATCAGCCCACGCCGCAAGTGCTCCCGACCACGAGCCCATACAGGGCAAACAATACCGAGACGAGGAATATCAAGAGCTCAATAACAGCCTTGTTAGAAGAATCGGCACTCTGAACTGCGGGCACGCGGCGTTCCCTATATTTTATGGAGTCACCACGCCGACATACACAGATAGCGAGCTTGAAGCCCTTAAAAAGGCGAATAAAGACGGCATAACGTATCAAGGCAAACACTACACCATGTACGAAGCAACGCAAATGCAGAGGCGATTAGAAAGCTCTATACGCCAATGTAAGCGCAAGATGACTGTTCTTGACGCTTTGGGAGATGAGAAAGCCCTTAAAGCAGCTCGGGCGCGTTATACTCGGCTAAATCAAGAGTACGGGCGATTTTCGAGAGCGGCAGGACTGCGGACGCAGACCGCACGCCTGAAAGCGGCGGGGTTCAGCTATAAGCAAGGCAGAGAAGTCGTCAAACAAAGCACAACTCAATAATCTCAGCGTTTCGCTTAATGCGGGGCGCTGTTTTTATATCATTTTTACCCCGCCACTGGTTTATGTGGCTCAATTCTGACCGCAGACAGAGCGGTATATAAGCAATGTTCAGGAGGATTTTTATGGAAAACATTCACGCCATTCTCGACAAATACGGTGTTACCGTTGCCGAGGATAAGAAAGCAGACTTCGACAAGGCAGTCGCGGAGAACTACAAGACCATAGCCGAGTTCGGCAAGGTTACGGCGGCACGTGACAACTTCAAAAGTCAGCTCGACAACGCTACAAACTCGCTCAAGGAGTTCGAGGGCGTAGATGTTGAGGACTTAAAAGGCAAGATAACAAGCCTCACAAATGACCTCAACACGCAGAAAACAAAATATGAGCAGCAGCTCGCCGACCTAGATTTCGAGAACGCGCTCGACCTTGCTATAACTGGCAAAAAAGGTAAGAGCGTGAAAGCAGTCAAGGCACTGCTCGATGTTGACTCACTCAAGGCGAGCAAGAACCAGCGCGACGATATAGACGCAGCGCTTGAAGCTCTAAAAAAAGACAGCGGTTATCTTTTTGAAGAGGAAAACAACACACCTCCGCCCTATGCAGGCGGAACGGGGAGAACCCAGAAGAAAGGCGAAGATATGAACCTTCGCTCGGCTCTCTCCGAAAGATATCATAAGAAAGGTTGATGATTAAACAATGGCAATTACTCTTGCAGAAGCAAAGGTCGGTATGGCAGACCATGTCGACCAGATGGTAATCGACGAGTTCAGACGTTCATCTCTGCTCCTCGATATGCTCACGTTCGACAACGCGATTTCGCCCGGAACAGGCGGTTCGACTCTGACTTACGGCTATATTCAGCTTCAGACTCCCTCCATCGCTACCACTCGACAGATTAACGCCGAGTACGAAGCGAACGAGGCAAAGAGAATTGAAAAGACCGCTAAGGCTATCATAATGGGTGGTAAGTTCAACGTTGACCGCGTTATTGAGAACACCTCAGGCGCAGTTGATGAGATAGCATTCCAGCTCCGCGAGAAGATTAACGCGGTAACAAACTATTTCCACTATCTTGTTATTAACGGCACTTCGGCGGCCACGGGCGCAGGTCTCGTTCCGAACACCTTTGACGGTCTGAAAAAGACCCTCACGGGCAAGTCTACCGAGATAGCCTCCGCTGTTGACCTCTCGGATTCGGCGAAGCTCGACACCAATTACGGCGCATTCCTTGACGAGCTCGATGAGCTTGTACACAAGGTTGACAGCAAGCCCTCTCTGCTCCTGATGAACGGTGACACCCTGCTCAAGGTCAGAGCTTGTGCCCGCAGAGCCGGTTATTATGCACGTGAGCGCGACGACTTCGGCCGCTGGGTTGAGTATTACGGTGACATTCCCATGCTCGACGCAGGCAAGTATTACAACGGCAGTGCGTCCGTTGACTGCATAGGCACTTCCGCCCCGTCCTCAACTGCGGCCGGAACTTCGAGCATTTACGCCGTAAACCTCGGACTTGACGCATTCCACGGTATCGCGCCTACGGGAACTGGCGTTATAAACACCTATCTTCCCGATATGACCGCTCCGGGAGCAGTCAAGAGCGGCGAAGTTGAGCTTGTTGCGGGCGTGGTTCTCAAGAATACCCTCAAGGCGGCAGCTCTTAACGGAATCACAATTAAGCCCAAGACCGCATAAGGAGTGACCGACGATGACACAGTACGCAGATTACGACTATTACATCAACGACTATCTTCACGGTCAAGAGGCAATGAGCAGGGACGACTTCGACTTTTTCGCCGTCAGAGCCTCCAAGGTTATTGAGCGGCACACATTCAGCCGGATTAAAGAAGTGACGGAAGCGATTAAGTCTTGTTGCTGCGAGCTCGCCGAATGTTTACAGTCGGAACATAGCGCAGACGGTCAAGGGGGCAAGACTTCCGAGAGCGTCGGCAGTTATTCCGTCTCCTATGCGTCGGCAGCGGACAGACGCCGCGAGAGTCAGCAGGAACATAGCCGTATTCTGCGTCTGTGGCTCGGTGACACGGGTTTACTTTACAGGGGGTAGAGATGTATACCAACACAAAAGCAACCGTGTACCGCCTCACAGGGGGCAAATACGAGCGGATATTCCTGCCGCGCGTTTTTTGGGATATGAAGTCGACCGCCTCGACGGGCAAAAACGGCAAGACCGAAAGCGACACGGTGACGGTTTTTCTGCCGTTGCTCTTACAGTTCACTCCGCAGAAAGACCTTATAATCAGAGGCTCTGTACCTCTGACGATTGATAACTCGACCGAAGGAGCTCAGAGCGCGAGCGTGAAAAAGCTTTTTGACGGGTACGATGTCCACACGGTCATGGGTTGCCGGATGTGCGATTTCGGCTCGGCGGGAATGCGTCACACGGAACTCGAAGTGAGGTGACGGTATGTCGGTCAAGCAGCCCGAAGATATGGACTATATCGGCAAATTAAACGTTAAGATTCACTGGAATCCGCAATTTGCAAAGGATATGAACCAAAGGGCGTATAGAATCCAGTGCGTTATCGACTCTGATGTCATTAAGTTTATGAAGCCGTACATCCCGTATCAGTCCGGCTTTTTAATGTCAGAGGCACTGACTATTCCGACCGTCATAGGCTCGGGCGAGGTCAAACAGCTCGGGCCCTATGCGCATTATCTGTATATGGGCGAGGTCTACGGACCCAATATCCCCATAAAAGAGGGTGGCGAGATTGTGGGTTGGTGGTCACCGCCGAGCAAAGCCCCGACGGGCAGACCGCTAACATACGACACTACAAAAAATCCGCTCGCAGGTTCGCACTGGTTTGAGCGTATGAAAGCTGACAGAACCGACGACATACTCAAAGACGCTCAGGAGGCGGCGAACAGATGAATATAATCGAGACAGTCAAGAAAATGCTCTCGAAATGTCCTAAAATAGACGACTTTTGTAACGGCTTACACGTTGACTTCTCCGAAAATAAAAGCGGAGATTTCGGGCTCTATTCGTCCGGCGACGCGCTTGTCGGCAAAGATATTTTAGGAAACGAGAAACGCAAGCACAGCTTTGTACTGTACGCCAACGGCAGACCGTTCAACGAGTTTGACCGATTGGCGCACAGTGCTTTTTTATTGGAGCTGAACTATTGGCTTGAGAAGCAGAAGCACATCACGGTGACATCTATCGTTGACGGCAAAGAGCTGTCCGGCGAGATAACGAAGATGAGCTGCGCGAATGCAATGCTTTTTGCAGTGCCAACAGGCAATGTCAATGACGGCGTGACATACCAGCTGCAAATTTATGCCGAATATACCGTAGAAAGTGAGGAGTTGTAAATGCCCGACCCCGTTGTAACCAATGAAAAGATAGAGCGTAAATATCTGGCACACTTTATCGATGCGTCGTTTAATGGCACAACTGTAAACAATGTCAGACTGGGCAAAGACCTTGAAGAGTATGCGATTGAGATGAATCCGGACTCGGAGACCAAAAAGAACATACTCGGCGAGAACTCGACCAATGTCAAGGGCTATGAGCCGCAGGGCTCTGTTGACCCTTATTATGCTTATCGCGGCGACCCGCTCTATGAACACCTTGCGGATATAATTAATAACCGCTCGACGGGTTCAGCACTTGAGACGACCGTTGTTGACGTTCTGCTCAAGGCTGACGGTTCGTGCGAATGGGCGTATCGCGAGAACGCTATAGTTATACCGCAGTCCATAGGCGGCGAAGACGGTGTACAGATTCCCTTTGAAATCCACTATAACGGAAACCGCGAAAAAGGTACTTTTGACCTTACAGCAAAAGCCTTTACAAAGGACACAGTTTAACGAAAATGAGGGGCTGCGAGCGCAGTCCCTCTCTCTTTTTAGATTAATAATCCCTAATAATTTCTACTGTTGTAGATGGAGGTAGAACATGGCACAGAGCATAAACTTTGACGACGGTTTTAAAAGTTACGAAATCAATGGCGACCCGCAGAGAATTGTCCGTATAGATACCGCCGATTACGGACTTATAGAGCGTCTGCGAAACGCTAAAAATAATATAAACGAAGAAATGAAAAAATATGAGAACGTGAGGATAAAGAGCGACGGTTCGGCAGACCTCGACGAAGAGACCGCCGCAGATAGTCTCCGCGACCTCGGAAATTTCATTTGCGGGCAGTTCGACTATATTTTCAACTCAAAAGTTGCGGACGTTCTGTTCGGCTCTGCTTCGCCGCTTTCAACTCGCGGCGGCGTTCCGCTTTTCGAGCGCGTTTTTAACGCCATTTTGCCAATAATAGAAAAAGACATTGAAGCAGAGCGCAAAAAGGCAGAAGCCCGCATCAAAAAATACGAAGCGGAGACCGCCAGGTTCAAGAACAGCATATGATAGGCTATCTTCCGACCTGTCTCGAATTGGCAGGCAAAGAATATGACATATGTTCCGATTACCGAGTTGCGCTTATTATTTTCGAAGCGTTTGACGACCCCGAACTCAACGATTATGACCGCATGGAGGTAATGTTGAGGTGCTTGTACAAGGACAGCATACCGCCGGAGCTTGTCGATGAGGCGCTTAGAAAAGCGGCGTGGTTCCTTGACGGCGGCGAGGACTACCGAGAAGTAAGCCAGCAGCGGCAAAAAAAGGTCATGTCATGGACACAAGACGAAAAAATGATTTTTTCGGCGGTCAACAAGACGGCAGGGCAAGAGGTACGAGCTGTGCCTTATATGCACTGGTGGACTTTTCTCGGCTATTTTGCGGAAATAGGCGAGTGCCTGTTCACAACCGTTCGGGAAATACGTGAAAAAAGGAACAAAAACAAGAAGCTCGACAAATGGGAGCAAGAATTTTATAAGGAACACAAAAAGATGATAGACATCGAGCACAAATACTCGGCACAGGAGCAGGCAGAACGTGACGCGCTCAATAAACTTTTAGGATAGCGGGGGTGATTGAATGGTTGACGGCTCTCTCAAATTTGACACAAAATTCGATACAAGCGGCGTGAACAAGGCAACAGATATGGTCAATAAATCGGTGTCACGTATGTATCAGCGCGTCAAACAGGCGTTCAGCGGCAAGGAAGTTGACCAATCGTCGGCAAAAATGAAGCAGTTGCAGAACAATGTCGACGAAGCAAATGCCAAAGTTGAAAAGCAAATCTCGGACATCGAGAGACTACGCGCCGAATATGCCGAGCTGAAAACCGACGATGGCTATATCGAGCCCGAAGCAGCTATACCTCTGATAGAACAGGCCGAAACGCTCAAAGCGAAAATAGCCGAAGCCAAGCAGCAAGTCGCCGAATATGACAAGCAGTGGGAACAGGGAGTTGCGGGTGCGGACAGCAAGTCAAGTCAGTGGATAGACAAGCTCCATTCCTTACAGGAAGAGTACGACAAAATTCTCGAAAAAATCGAAAAGATTGAAGGTAAAGCCGAAGCAAAACATCAGACCGACCGCGACGCACAGCTCAAAGCTTACGAGGACAAGATAGCCGCTTCAGAGGGCAAGCTTGAAGGGCTCAAAAACAAGGCGGAAATAGCCAAAACAAAGCTTAATGAAGCCCTTGACGCAAAAGTACCCAGCAACTTTAAAAGGGGCTTGACGGGCGCGACAGAGGGCTTAAACAGGTTCTCAAAAAGAGTTATGGGGCTTGCAAAGCGCGTCTTTGTTTTCACGGTTATTTTGAGAGCTTTGAGAAAATTGCAAGAGCTTCTAAAAACGATGACCTCGACCGACAAACAGGTTCAGACCTCTCTCGCCAACATCAAAGGAAATCTGTTGACCGCATTTCAGCCGATTTACGAAGTCGCACTCCCCGCATTGAAAGAGCTGTTGCTTGTACTTGAACAGGTCACGGCTTTCGTCGCTCAGTTTACCGCCGCAATGTTCGGTAAATCCGTCGCGCAAATGCAGAAGAACGCAAAGGCACTTAATAAGCAGGCTACAGCGACAGGCGCAGTCGGAAAAGCAGCGGACAAGGCGGCACGAAGTCTCGCGAATTTCGACGAGCTAAATCAGCTCAGCAGCAACTCGGACAGCAGTTCGGGCGGCGGCAGTAGCGCGGGTGCGTCTATGCCCTCTTTTGACAGCGATATCGGAGAAATGGACGCGAAAATAAAGATTATACTCTCTCACGCTTTGGTACTGGCGGGCGTTGCGCTGATTATGATAGGCATCGCAACGATGAACATAAAGGCGGCACTGACTGGTGTTGGACTTGTTATAACAGGCTTGGCGTTCGGCAAGGGCTCGGGCGCATTTGACAAAACTCCGCCTTGGATTAAACAGGTCGTGACATGGGCACAGTTGATTTTAGGAGCAGTGCTCATTATCGTCGGTATAGCTCTTTTAGCTGCTGCAGGTTCGGGAATACCTTTTATCCTCGCGGGAATTTCTATGATGGCAACCGGCATTGCTTACGGCAAGGTTTCAGGAGCTTTCGCGGAAACTCCGCAATGGCTAAAAACTATTTTGACGTGGGGCGCGGTGTCGTTGTCAACGGCTCTCCTCGTTATGGGGCTTGCAATGGGCAATCCCGTATTAATCGGTCTCGGAATTGCAGCATTTAAGAAGAGTATCGACCTCGGCAGAAAAAACGGAACATTCGACTACACACTGAACATGATTAAGACGTTCGGCAACTCGGCAGGAAACTTCGTCGTCGGCGTGTGGAACAGAGTGAAAAATAAAGCGTCAGAAGTCTTTAAGTCAGTTTCCTCGGGCGCAACGAGAATGTGGGACACAGTCAAAAACGCAGGGCGCGACAGGCTCAACGGCATAATTTCGCTCGTCGAGCGCTGCATAAATACTGTTGTCAATAAAGCAAATAGAATCTCGTGGAATATTCCCGAATGGGTGCCCGGAATAGGCGGAAAGAGGTTCGGCTTTAATCTTCCTACGGTCAGTATACCGCGCCTTGCTACGGGTACAGTTGTCCCGAGAAACTACGGCGAATACACTGCCATACTCGGCGATAACAAGCGAGAGCCCGAAGTCGTTTCGCCTCTGTCAACAATGAAACAGGCGGTAAAAGAGGTATTGAGCGAGCTTGGAGACAACACACGCCCGATATCGGTCACGATTTATACGACGCTCGACGGCAGAGTTGTAGGACGGTCGGCGATTGAATATCATAACGGCGTTGTCAGAAGAACGGGCAAAACGCCTCTCGTGGGGGTGAATTTATGACCGTGATGAAAATCAAGAAAACAAGCTCGACAACTTGGACGGCACTTCCCACACCGATGAGCTTGAAGCCGTCAACGAACATTATCGACAGTGACAAAAGCAGTCGAGACAATAACACAGGCAAGATGTTCCGCGATATCATAACGGGTAAAAACAAGTATACAGCAACACTGCCGAGCGGTATCACCAACACTCAATATGTCGCGCTCGCGGATATAATCTTGTCTGACAGCTTTGATTGCTGGTTGCCGAACCCGATGACGGGCAAATTTGACACGAAAACATTCTATTGTGCTACGCTCGAGTCTGAGATTGAGCAGATATTCAGTGAAAATCTCTGGACGTATAAAGAGCTTAGTTTCAACCTGACGGAAATATAAGGAGGCATAGCAGTGTACAAGATAACCAACGCGACCAAAAGAGCTGCGGTCAGAGCTGCATATGCTAAGAGGACACGGCGGGTTGTCAGCCGAATAACATTCGGACATTATACGGTAAGCGCGGGAGTTCGCTCTTTCGTTTCCGACAACGTTGTAATTTTGGAGGGCTTGCGCAGTTTAAGCATATCGCAAGCTCTCAACAGCGGAGAGGACGCGACAATAGGCGATGTCGGTTCAAGCTCTTATTCCGCTACGTTCGACAATCCGTCCAAAACATTCAATTATCGCGACAAGATAGCTTTTGTTGAGAATGGTATTTTGCTTGAGGACGGGACTTATTATTACACTCCGTGCGGCTATTTCACGACAGAGAAGCCCGAGACAGACGACGACGGGCAGACATTGACCGTTTCGGGCTACGACGAAATAGACAAAATGGGCGGCAAGTGGAAACCGTCAATCACCGTGACCGACACTACGACATTGAAAGATATCGTCGAGAACATAGCGAGTATGCACGGCCTGAGCGTGGCATATGTAGACACGGCGGCACAGAACGCCTTGAACAGTCACGTTATCGGCGTTGGAACTGCGGCTGAATTGACAGAACAGAGCGAACGCGACGTTCTCGGCTTTTGCGTCGGTTGCGCGGGAATGTCCGCACGGATAAACACAGCGGGAAAGCTTTATATCTCGTGGTTTTTTAGCCCGGGCACAACCTATGACTACACGGTAACGGCAGATGTTCAATGGGAAAGCGAATTTACAAAATCTGCCGACAATGCCGTAAAGGTTGAAGCAATAACTGCGGGGGTTGACGAAAACGTCTACACAAAGGGCACGGGTGTTCCGATATCTTTCGCAAACCCGCTTATAACTCCAACAGAGATAGACGCAATATATGCTCGGTATAACGGGCGGTCATGGTGGCCGTCAACGTGCGTATGGCGCGGAGACCCATGTGTAGAAGTCGGCGACATAATAACCGTCAAGGACAAAAATAACAAGACGTACACCGTCTATGTAGCACAACAGGAGTTAGACCTTTCGGGCGGTTTAAAGTCAACGATAATATCGCCCAACCTTGACACCACAGAGACCTCATTTGACACCGTCAGCTCTTCCGTAAGATATGAATTGACAAAGGTCAAGAACTCAATGGAAGAAGCAATAAAGGCGGCTACAGACGCTATAAACGGGGCAAATGGCGGTTATTATCGCATTCTCGACGTTGACAAGGACGGAAATCCCGACGGCTGGGAATGCTACGCGACAGACGGTCTACGCGGCGTTAAATGCACCTACGGTGGCATAGGCTGTACTACAGACGGCGGAAAGACCTTCACAAACGCTATGACGGGCGCGGGAATAAACGCAACCGCGATAACAACGGGTATAATCACAGGCGGCACAGGCCAATTCTCATTTAACCTCGAAACAGGTCACATCTATGCGTCAGACGCAGACCTTACAGGTGTTTTTTGTGTTAAAGGCTCAAAATACAACCTTAAAATAATCAACACAAGCAGGCGCATATCATTAGGAATGAACCCTCAACCTGTACTCGGTTTAGAGAGAGAGATTGGCGAAACAAAATCGGGTTTTATTGGGTTTGTTGATAGTCAGACTTTCCCTTTTTCGAGCTTGACTTATGACTTGTGTATTGACAGCACAAAAGGTGTGCGTATTGACAGCGGTGATGCTTACACAGATGTTGTATGCCAAGAGGACAAGGGCTTTCGCGTTCGTGGTGCAGAAAATGACTTTGGTTCGTCGAGAAAGTACCTTATTGTAACAAAGGACGAAACGTCGGCAAGCGGAACGCTTGTATCAAATCATCTTGAAGCTAACACATTTGCAGGGCTAAAGCACTATCGCAGTTTATCTGACGATAATTTAAATGTGTGCAGGGTTGATTTTGGGTTGGGCATTCCAAAAGCGAACACTCCATCGGGAGCGATAGAGGTACGAAATAAAGACAGCGAAGTAACAGCAAGACTTGACCTTTATCAGCCGAGAGCAGGTGAAGTTACGCTGAGATTAACAACCAGTGATAATAAAACCGCGCTCTTGTTCGTGAACAATACAGGCCTTTATGCGCAGTTCGGTAGCAACACAGCGAAACTGCTCACGTAAAAACATTTGATTAATAGGTGGCGACAACATGACAAAATTAGAAATCAATCAAAAGCTCGCGGAGCTTAGAGCGCAGGGCGAAGCTCTACAGCAGAACAACTCTCAAATAATGCAGCAGCTCGAAGTCAACAAGGTCGAGCTTGCGAAAATCTGCGGCAAAATCGAACTGTTGTCCGATATGCTCTCAGAGCTCGAAAAAACGCCCGTGGAGGGCGAGAACGAGGAGGCGGAAAAAGATGCAACCAAGAACGATAACGGTTGATTATGCCCGCCCACGCGGGTATGACGTTGGATATCGAGCCGAAAATAACTTTACCTTGCTTGCTCTGCCTATCCCGGCAGAGCTTGAGAGCGCAGACAGCTACAGAGTCTATTTTGAATCAACGGTCGGCGAGTATCTACAAACCGAGCTGTTGACTCCTTCGGACGGCTATGTTGCCGTCAAAATAACGAGCGACATAGTCCCCGAGCCCGGCAACATGGCGGCGCAGCTTGTCGCCTTTGCGGACGGCGAGATAGTCGGCTATGCGCCCATGATAACGGGCACGGCAAAAGTGTCAATCTCCGACGGGACAGAGCGACTCTCACACAGCCTTGCCGCCGAGATAGCTCTTAACACTGCTGCACGGCATTCGCACGAAAACAAGGCGGTGCTTGATAAGTTTGCGGAGTCAGACGGCAAGCCGACCTATGACGGTCAGGCTTTAGGCGGCGGAGCATCCGACTTCATAATCAAAATGACGGTCGCAAGCGATGACAACGGCAAGTATACGGTCACGGCTTGCGATGCAACAGTCGAGCAGATTGACGCGGCGGTTGCCGCCGAAAAAAGGGTCATTGTAATTGCTTCTGCTGACGGTATCATCTTCGAGCTGCCAATGCTTCAAGGCGTTCAAGGAAACTCCTATTATTTCGGAACGTTCCTGTTGGGTCAGGTGATAGCTTCATTCGTGCAAAAGGTCGGCGAAAACGAAAGCAAATGGCAATTTTCAATGACTCAAATCGAAGCGGAATCTGTTGACTACTCTAACGACGCCCTGCCGAGCATATCAACCGTCGGCGGCGCACTCGACGAGCTTGTAAAAAAGTCGGGGCATACTCATACAAATAAGGACGTTCTTGACAAGCTCTCCGACGCCAACGGCAAGCTCCAATACAACGGTTCGGATATCATCACAAAAACCGGCGTTATCGATGCGCTCGGTTACACCCCGCAGGCGGTGTCGATGAAAGTCGCCACAGGCACAAAAATCACTCTCGCCGATAACACTGAATATCGCCTCACCGATGTCACAACCTTGACCTTGTATTATCCGGCAGGTGACTTCGAGTGCTGGATGCGCCTGACCTTTGCCGAGAGCGGCAATATCACCGTCACTCTGCCTGCCGACACCAAATATATCGGCACAGCGCCCGATTTCAAAAACGGCGAGACATGGGAGCTCAGCTTCAAGGACAAGGTTCTGGCGGCTCAGAAGGTCGGTGAGGGCACATGAACAGGCGCAGATTTATATGGCAAAAGGCGCAAGCGCAGAGCGGTCTCCCTGACGGTTTTACGGCAGTGGAGTATATACAAACGTCAGGCAGTCAGCGCATTGACACCGAAGTAAAAGCTTCGGCAAGTGTAGGAATGTCAGCAGATTTCTGCTTTGTCGATACACGTAGCAATCAGAACTTGGCACAGGCGTATAGTCAACCTGAACATTATCAACTGCTGGTTTTGATGATATCCAGCTGGAATTCGCCTGATGGCGCAGTATGGTTTGTTTGCGGCTATTTAGATACAATGCAATATCTAAAAAAGGCTGATACAGACAGACATATATATCATTTCAATGCGGATGGTCAATACACCGTCGAAATGGACGGTATACAGTATAAAAAAGCCGACCCGTCGAAAACAACATTTCCGGCGGATGCGCGAAATCTATATTTTTTTGCGCGCAATTCTCCATTTGTCGACGGGTACGCCCGTATGAAACTGTACTCATGCGCGATGTACGACGGCGGCAGAAAAATCCGCGATTTCAAACCGTGTCTTGATGCTGACGGTGTTCCGTGCCTTTATGACCTTATCAGCAAAACAGCATTTTACAATCAGGGCAGCGGTAGCTTTACTTGGGGGTGATTAAATGTACGGAAAACT